TAACGGGCGCGCATTGCGAAGATAAGACCAGTTGGTCCTGTCATTGGCTGAACACCAGCAACGTCATAAGCAATTAAGTTAGGAAGCGAACGGCGAACCAAACTGATTAAGATTGGATCAAAGTTCTGAACACCACCTGTCACGTTAGAAGGACCAGCGACTGTCGGTGCTTCGTTAAGTGCCATGCGATCTTGACGCATAGCTTGTTGTTGATTTTCCAGAACAAGTGCTGTAACGGCGCGCTTGTATGGATCTTTAATGGTCTCTAATTCTGGATGATCCAGAACAGGCGACCATTTCTTTTGAAGTTCTTCAGTTAAATACATTAAAGTCTCCTAAAATTTGTTATACTGTTATTTATTTAATTACAGTTTTTGAAATTGTTTTTGCATATGCTTCCATTGAAGGATCATCAAATCTTGCAGGTTTGACTTCATCTTCAATGAGAACTTCATCATCAAGTGATAAATTACTAGCAGATTTTACGTCGGATCTGAAATATGCTTCTTTCAGTGTGTTTAGTTTATCTGCGAATTCATCTTCAGTAGTAAACTCTACACTCTCTGTGAGTGATTTTAGTTTTTCTACCTGAGTTTGTGTAAGGCCTTCACACGCTGTGTAGATTGCCTCATATTTTTTGTGTTCGTTGAGTTCGATGTTTAAAGCAACACCGCGGTTGATTTCTTCGTTAAGTGCATTTTCTAATTGTGCAACTTTTTCAGCAAGTTCTTCAACAACGTCAACTTTTTCTGTAGGAACATCGATATAGTGTTCGACAAATAAATTACGTAAGCCGTCGATAAACTCTTCTACGATTTCAGAGCGTAGACCTTTTTCGATTGCTATTTGATTTTCTTTCATCCACTCTTCAACCATATAGTTCAGATAAGCATCAACTTTATCTGCGAGTTCTTCTTTAATTTGTTCAACAGCAACTTGAAACTCTTCAACTAATTCTGCTTCAACATCAGCAATAACTTCGCTCGCACGTGCATACACAGCTGATTCAAAAATTGTTGATGCTTTTGAAACGAATTCTTCAGAAAGATTTTGACCTTGTAAAAGAGCATCGATATCTTCTTTCATTTTTTCTTTCATCTCGTCTTCTTTTTCTTTTTTCTTCATCATTTTCTTCATCATTGCTTTATCTTCTTTTTCATCTTCATGTTCAGCTTCATCTTCATGTTTAGCCTCATCGATGATATCATCTTCTTCGAATTCTTCTTCGTCTTCTAAGAAGTCTTCTTCATCTTGTTCTGTTTCTTCAGGAACATGCATTGCCGGTGCATTTTTATTTGGCATATATGTTGCGATCAGTGTTTTTGCTTTTTGACGATCTACTCTGCTATTTTGATCTTGATCATGATCTTGCGTAGGTGCAGTTAAATCTGAACGACCCATTGAATCTTGTGGACCAGTTGCTTTGGTGATTCCGACGCCATCTTTTGCTGAACCAACAGGAGGTGTTGCTCCAGGAGGTGTTGCACTTCTAATGCTCTTTGCAGCATTTCTACCAATGCTTTCTGTATCCCGATTGGAAAAAGTAGGACCACCGATATCCTCGTGACCTTGTTCGTCGGCAGCTAATTTTCTACCTTGACCAAATTTTTCGCCACTACCTCTTTTAGATGCAACAGATGCATCGAGAATTTCTTTAGCGGCTTCTGACAGATTTAATTTTCCCATTTTTGAAAAGCTCCTTATTTTCTATATTGTATATTTATAATTAGAGTTTTTTTATGAAGTTTTCAAAAATGCGTAGACTTACTTTTTCTATATCATTATTTGATGCTTTACGTATTTCTCGTACTGCTTCAGAATGATCTTGTTCAGTCCATACACCATTTACTAACATCCATTCTTTTCCTTCCATAATACCTTGTACAAAAGCACCAGGTGCAGAAGGATCTGCTACAATGTCTGCCGCTGTGGCCAAATGAAAATCGTCTTGTACAATATTAACTCCGTTAACATTCTTTAACGATCCCATACCTCTTGAAGATACTCCTAATTTAGCACCACCTTCAATAAGACTCCTAGCAATGTTACCCATTGGAGTATCAAGAATTTTTGCTTTACCTACCCAATGTTTACCATTTTCTTTTAAATCTACGATCATGTGTGACACACGATCTAAATTAATTGTTGGCGTTTCTGGATGACCCAATTCACCAAACGCACGATTCTTTTTGATATACTCTTCTGTATATCTATCAACTTCTTTTTTCATCGTATCATGTTTATACATACGATTGTTTTTATTCTTAGTTTCGGAGACTAAGAATGGACCAGAAATGTATAATGTCTTTTTACCATCTGATTCTTCAATCAGATAGTCTACTTTTTCTATAACTTCTTTAATTAGCTTCATGGTTTTACTGCGTATTCGCCATAGTTAAATGCAGCAGGATCTCTTGTCCAACCAGCATCAAAATATGATGTGTTCTTATGTAATTCAAGAATTAATGTATAAGATGCATTTGCGGTTGTTCCAGCTGTTTGAATTGTAATATTGCCTGTTGGATTAATTGCATTGTTCCAAATTGCAGGCAAATTATCATTTGGATCAGTAACTCCTGCACCACCACCAAAAGAAAAAATTATTCTATCATTTGCAGAATTATTTCCTTGCCATTTCAATTGTAGATTACCAACTTTTGCATCAACATTATACACAATACGTTTTATTGATAATGAATTTGCTCCAAAACCACTTGAAACTGTATTGCCTGACTGATACAGTTGATTGTTGGCATTTAATACACCACTTAGTGTTCTTGGATCTACGAAAACAGTTTGTACTTCATCGCCGCCACCGGAATCAAAAATACCTACGCGCTTTATAAAAACTCGTTTCGATGTATCTATTAAAATTTGCGTACTGTTTGATGTTGCCATTTTTTATCCTGTTTTTTTTTATTCTTCGTCTTGACTACGAACTAAATTCCTTGCAATCTCTTGCTTTTTTGCTTCAATATGTGCAGTTACTCTATCATGGATTGCAGAATATAGTGCATTTCTAAATTCAACACCATTATCTTCATGAGCAAAGTCAATAATTTTTCTAGTATCATCCATAATAATCTCCTATTTTAATATTTATAAAGAATTTATTGTTGGGTTTGTTGATTTGTTTGTTGATCAACACCATCTTGATTTGCCATCTGATCTTGACCCATAGGTAATCCAATTCCCAACGCTTTTTCTTCATCCATTTCTTTCTGCATTTCTTTAATTTCATCATCTGTTAATCGAAGAACATTTCTTTGAATCCATGATTGCGAGAAATATCTACCTGTATATGGATCAACATTAGCTAAAAGTGAAAGTCTATCTCGCATTAATTCTGCATCTTTTAATTCAGTAAAATTATTATCTTTAATGAAATCAAAATATATATTTTCTTTGAAATCTGTCCATTCTTCGTCAGTACATATTCCTTTCAATACGCATTGTACACGTAATGCTTGATCGAATAGATCTGAAAATTTATTTCTCATTCGATCAACAAATTTAGAAAATTTTAATTCATCTCTTGTAATTTCAGATACACGACCTAATGAAAAACCTGAACTGTTTGGATCTAATCTTGAAACTGGTACACATAATGATTTATATAATTTCTTTTCAAAATATTTAACATCTTCAAGTTCGCCTAGATTTTGTCCACCAGGTAAAGTAGTAATTTCTGTACCTTTACCACCTTCTCTACGAGGTAGCCAAAAATCTTCCATCATTGACATAAACTTTCTATCATCACGAACTTCACCGGTATTAGCATCATAAACAAGTTTATTTTTATATTTAACCATAATGTCGCGGAGATACTGTTCAGCCTTTAATTTTGGTAAATTACCAACGTCAATATAGAAAATTCTTCTTTCTGGTGCTCTTGAAATACGATAGATAACAGTAGCATCCTCAATCATTCGTAATTGATTTAGAGGTTTAATTGCTTTGTGTAGATATGATAAAACAACTGCTCTGCGAGAGTCCATTAGTCCTGAAACGACAGAGACAATAGAATCTGCTGTAATACGAACACCCATAGGACCAAAATTAGAAGAAGAGCCGGTAACAACTTTATCATTAAAAATATAATACTCATTAATAACATTCATTACTTCTACACCAGTTCTTTCATCTTTTTTCTTTTTGATTTCTCTAACTTTACGTAATTTTCTTGGATCAATATATCTAAGTTCTTTGATTCCTTGCGTAGGATTATCTTTATCTAAAATAATATGAAAGAAAAGTCTACCATCAACATAAAAACGTCTGAAAATGTCACCTGCCATATAATTATAATTAAGCAATTTTAGAACGGTTTCAAATTCAGCTTTGATAGCATTCTTAATTTTATCTGGTTGCTTGAGATTATCTAAAATTATCTTAATTGTTTTGCCGTCATCATCTTGACAAATTGCTTCGTTAACGATATCATCAATTGCAGACTCAATTTCAGGCTGCATTGCCATTTCACGATATCTTGAAATTAATTCAACTTCATTTTTTGCTGTGCCATCAAGATCAACGTATGTACCATAGTATGCGGCAGACGTAATAGTGAGAGCACCATCGTCTGCCGCTGGAGGAGCAAAAGATTGCTGAACTGCTTGATCAGCATCATTTTTCTCTCTAGATATTGTAAATCCAAAAAGTGTAAATTTATTTGACATAATATTAAATCCTATTCACTTGTCTTAATAATTGAGAGATTTTTTTTAAAAAATTATAAATGAATAATATATAAATTATAAATTATCTAGATCCATCTGTAGATGGAACTGACTCCCACCACTGGTATGCAAATGTTACTGCATACTCTTCAATTGAATCTTGATTTCCCCAATCTAAATCAATAGGTGCAACATCAATTGGAAACATACCTCTGAAAGAATATTCTTTTATGATATTTCCTGTTTTTCCATATTGTGAAATCTTTGCATCTGATGTGTAAGATGTTGGTCTAAGTGCGGCAGGAGATCTTAAGTTTCCAACATGAGAGTTGATAGTATTCATCCAACGTTCTAAATAATTTCTGATTACAAAATTTTCATCGTTAATAACTTGAATTGTCCAATTTGCAAAAGTTCTATTTCCTGCAAATTTAACTTCTCTTCCAAAATAATAAACAGGAACAGAACCTATTGTCGAACCTGGCAATTGTGATGCCTTTATCATGAATCTGCCAATTGATCCGATGTCAGATGTTCCACCAACACTTGGTGGAAAAAGCAGATTCACTTGGAATAAATTAGGTCTCGCACCATCTGCGATCATATTTGACCTAAATGCGTTTACGTTAAATGCCATTTTTTTCTCCTATATTATTTTTATTTATCAGAGATTATATAGATCCAGCAATTTCGTTAAAACTAACTCCAGTTCTAACTGCTACGAAATTTAGCTGAATAAAGTTAATTGAACGTGCTGGTTTAACGTAAATATCACCGACAAATCTATTAGAATCTACAACTTCAGCTGTATTATTTGACTCATCGCAAACAACTCTAAAGTCATAAATTCCTCTTCTACCTTGAATATCACGTAAGAATGGCGAAACTAAAGCTATAAATTGAGAGCGTGTAAAATCATCATTAAATTCAAACAATGAATATTGAGATGCTTGTGCAATTGTTTTTTCTAAAATAATAAACAATCTACGAACATTGATTCTATCGAAAGCTGATGGCTTTGTCGTAAATGTTTTATCACCATAGAGAACTGTACCTTGACCAGGGAATGTTACAACTGGATTAACACCCAAAGCATAAATCGAATCTCTTTCAGATTTTCCTGGATTCCATGCTAATTTAATAACATTCTTTAAATTGCCTCTATTGAAACCTGCAGGCGAAAACCATGGATCCGCTTGCGTGTCTGTGTATACGCATAATCCTGCTATATCACCATTTAAAGGAATCCAACGATATGTGTTATTATGCTTATCAAACATGTATTTCCAACCAGAATCTGCAACAACATAGTTTGTTGGACTTGCTAATGTTGTTAGTAAACTTGATGCCCACGATGTGATACTTGTTGTAGCAACACTTGCAGATTTGTTTATAACGTTCAATGAAGGTGGCGAAACGAATGCAATACAATCTTTTCTGGCAATTGCAATATTTCCAACATGTGCTTGGACTGTTGGACTAGCATCTCCTGTTATAATTAAAGATACATCAACTTCATCTGGATTTTTAAATAAATCATACGAAGTTTGTAAATTTGCATTTGTTGGTGTAGAATCTGTGCCACCAATAAGTGATACGTTTACGAAACTATTGTTGTTATTTGCTCCTCTATACAATTGTGTATAGTTGACACCATTCGAAAGTGGTGTTCCCCATTTATTTGTGGTTAAAGATGTACTTGTTGTATTGGAATAATCAGGTGGATCCATTACATAGATATATTTCGAATTATTGAAAATATAATTCTTATAATAATTTGAATTTCCTAATATATCTTTCGCATCACTTGCTTTAGAAAGATATGGAAATATTTCAAGAACTTGATTTTTAACACCTGTAAACAAGCCTTGACCATCTAAAACAACAACGTGAATTTCATCATTTGCTGCACCAGCAGATGTTGCTTGTAATGATGTTCCAGGATTTCCAGGGAAATAAGATGCGACACTTACTCCGTTGACTGTCCATGCTGATGCATTTGTAGCATTAGCAGCAGCAGTATTGGAAGAATCTAAAACACCAATAACTAATGAATTTCCTAATGCTCCAGGATAACGTGCCATGAATGGACCAGCTACGTTTGCATTGTCTCCACCCAAATAACTGTATTCGTATTCATCTTCATTTTTTACAGCTGTAACGTAAGATGAATTGGCGTCAGCGTTATAAGAAGTTGATCCAATAGAACGAACAATTTTTAAATTGTTGCCATATGATAAGAAACTTGCTGCTGTATAGTATGATACATATGTATTTGAATCTGGCTTAGTGAAAATCTGAAGCATATTTGATTCAGATGAAACTTGAATTCTTGTATCGACAGGTCCCCAATTAAATTGTCCTGCGAATGCACCGGCAGTAGTAAGTACGGAAGGAATGACGGTTGTCAAATCAACTTCTGAAACGTTTACTCCTGGAGATATTGAAAATGCCATTTTTGTCTCCTTAAATTATTTTATATTTATTTTGCAAATAATCATTTATTCATAATATTATTTATCAATACTATTATTTACATATTCTTTAGTGTATCCCTGATAAAATTGGCATATGTTGCTGAACTATCTGCTTGTTCCCACACATCTCCGTCAAATATATCAAATGTATTTTCTAATCCAGTTTCTATAATTAGCTCAGGTAACATCTCGTCATCTACTTGATTCATATTTTCAAGTTGAATTTGTTTTCGGATATCATGATTTACAATTTCTCTAAAGTATTTCTGTGTTGTTGCCCAAGCAAAAATAACTAAAGTCATTACAATATCATCATTAGCATCTTCTTCTGCTGCAAATGAAGTTTTATTAGCAACAAATGTTGTTAACTCTGAGATAGTATCAAAGTCTTGAATTACTAGTTTGTTTCCTTCGATTAAAGTTTTTAGATTTGAACAGCCAATTCTTTTAACTGCGGGTGACATTTTAACACCCATTTGTACACCACGACCAAAACCAGAACACAACTGTTGAGGTTTCTTATTACCAGTCATCACTTTAAATAGATTTTCATACTCTAAATCTTGATGGATGATATCTGCAACTTGAGGATTGTTATTTACTTCTATTAATATATAAGCATCATTATAATACTTTGCTGCGTTATATATGACTGTTGGAAATAATATCGGTGATATTGATGAACTATGATAAACTGCGACTTGTCTGTATGGTGTTGTCGATATATCTATAACGGAGAATGCAGATGCGTCCATATTTCTACCTTCAGAAACATCAACGCAAATTAGGTATAAATGTTCTTTAGTTTTATCATCATCACCTTTAACTGGTTTTTCGTAAACAGTCATTTTATCATGATCAGCGATTGGTTGTGAATATACCAATTGTTGAAGTTTTGTACCAGAAATTAATGTATTTGTGGAGCCCAGAAACTCGGTTTCAAACTCCTGCCTAAACTGATGTTCAGATGTATTCTTAATTGTCTCTTCTTTCCACGTTTCATCTCTACCTGGTACCATTGACCAATGAATTTCAAATGGTACATAATTATTTCTTTTATTGAGTGCATCTGTCCATATTTTATAGAATAGATTCATACCGTTTGGCGTAGAAACAATAATAATTTTTGTTTTTGTACCAGCAGTGATAACAGGATAAACTGATGTGAAGAAATCGTTTGCAATATTTGCAGGAACGAACGCAAACTCATCAAGGAAAACAATGTTAAATGAGCCTGATCGAGCTGCTGATGAAGAAGTTGAAGATGCTGTTATTTTTGAACCATTTTCAAGTTCAACATAACTTTTGTTCCATGTAATAACACCTTGCTGTAGCCAAATAGGTAAGTTTTCATATGCAAGTTGATATTTACCTAAAATGTCTCTAGCTGTTTGACCTCTATTTGCAAGAATGGCAATATTTTGTGAATCTTGAAATAATGATGCCCAAAGTAAATACGCTACTGTTGTTGTGGTTTTACCTACCTGTCGAGGACACTTGGTGATAACAAATCGATTTTTATGAAAAGTCTTTATCATCTCTTCTTGAAAATT